GGCAGTCCCTGAGCTGACGCCGGGATGGCTCGAGCCGGCCTGGGCCTCGGAACTCTGCGACCTGTGGGAGCGCGCCGTCGCAGGGGAACGGGTGCGGTGCGTCGTTACCGTGCCGGTGCGGTTTGGGTGCGTGCGAACTGACGCGCGGTCAGGCGCCGAGGATGCGCGCTACCTGCGTAAGCTGCAGCGGCCTGCCAGTGCGGCCTGTGTAGCCGTGTCGGGCGAGGGCGTCGACCACGGCGCGAAGCGATAGGCCGTTGCGCCGCAAAGCGCGAACGGCGGCAATGGTGGCTTGTTCGCCCGCGTGCGGCACCAGCGTCTGGCCGTCCTCGCCGACGGCCATGCCGAACGGCGCCTCACCCGTTGCGAGCCCTGCGTCCCTTCGACGGCGTAATGCTTCGCGCGTAAGTTCAGGCGTGCCCATGCGGACGCCGTGCGCTAGGCCGTGGCACTGCGCGCACAGAGGTACGGTGCGCGTCCCGCCTCGCGACCTGGGCACGACGTGATGGCCGTGGTGTGATGTCTGGCCGCACTCAAAGCAGGGAGGTCGTGTCATGCCATACCCGCCCGCTCAGTACACCGCCCACACGTTCACGCCGTCGGTCATCTCGGTCAGGTCGAACATGGCTTGCCACATGCACCAGCGGTGCGAGCCGGCGTTGCGCTTGTCGTCGCACACAAGCCGTCGCATCCGGCAGGCGCGCCGCTTCTTCCGCAGTCGGTCACGCCGTCGCATCGGCCATCCGCGCTTGCACCCGCTCGAGCACCTTGCGGGCGACGCGGCCGTAGGGGTCGATAAGGGCCTGCGCGGTCGAGTGTCCCATGTCGAGCGCACGCGCGACCTCGCGGTAGTTCGCGCCGTGCTGCAGGACGACGGCGACGCGCAGGTCGTGCGGCACGGGGACCATCTCATTCTGGCCCCTCACGGCTCGTCATCCCCCCACGCGACGCCGGCCGCGACTCGAGCGACCGCCCTGCGCGACCGGCCAAACCGTCCGAGCATGGGAGGCCGAAGCGATGCGTCCGACGGCGCGGGCGGTGCCTCTGCGGCGGTCGGTGCGAGCGCATCGGGCGGCTCGGGCCGCAGGTAGTACCCGCCAGTCTCGCGGGCGAGCTGGCGCAGGTACAGCGAGCGGGCGCTACGGCGGGTCATCGCTCTCCTCCGGTCGCGTCGGTCAGTGCGCGGCAGGCGGCATACACGAGCGCATCCGCGGCCTCCTGACCGAGCTCGACGCGCCAGTCGCGCGCGTCGGTCGCCAGGTCGAGTCGGCCGTATTGCGTGGCGCCCATGCGCAGGCGGTCGGCCACGTACAGCAGGACGCGCAGTTCGTCGTTGCCGAGGCTACGCGCGGCCTGGTCGAGCCCGGAAAGCAGCGCACGGCCGACGGCCTTGGCACGCTCCGGGTCGCGCCAGTCGCAGGTATCAACCGCGCCCGGCGTCGGGCAGTAGTCGCCGAGCCTGCGCAGCGACGTCGCGCGCTCCACCGGGCACGGCTCGACGCCCGCGCGCTCGGACGGGATGCCGCACCATATGCATCGGCCCTGGGCGCACTCGTGTGCGTTCATGCCCCGACCCGCCCCCGCGCGCCCTCGACGGCTGCGCGCAGTTCGGCGTCCTCCGCGCGCCAGCGGAGAAGCGTCCGTTCGGGGACTCCTAGCTGTGCGGCGACCTGCGCCATCGGCAGGTCGAGCGCGGCGACGCGAGCCACTTCGGAGATGGCCTTCGCGCGTGTCTCGGGATCCTGAAGCTGCGCAGAAAGGCGCGCGGTTGTGCGACTCGGCTTCGGCATGTCTGCATCGTACCAGGCACGCCGCGCGCGCGGTCACGGTGCCCGCCACGGTGTCCGCGTACAGCCGACGGACGATGCGCGGACAAGAATCGCACACCACGTGTCGTTTTATTCTTGTACGGCGGACATCGTGTCCGTATGGTTCTGTTCGTCCGGTGGCGATGGCGCCGCGGACGCACAGGGAGACGACACCATGACGACCTGCACGACGACCACGACGACGATCACGGCGACTTCGGAGACCTTCGCGCCCGACCCGCTCGCGTACGACCGGACCAGCAGCGAAGACTATCGCGACGCGATCCAGCACATCCGCTCGGCCCGTAAGGCGCGCGCGGTCGGCGACGCCGAAGGCGAGCGGTTCCACGTCGCGATGGCTCGCATGTTCCGTGCGTGGGCGCGCACGACCATCGCGCTGCGGGGTGCGCGGTGACCCCGCGGCGAGTGATGGCCCCGGTGCCGCGCTGCTGCGGCCCGGTGCCTGGCGCTAACCGGCGCATCGCTGATATCGAAGCCGAGCGCGCGGAGGCTCGGCTGGTGCGTGAGCAGATTGTCGCCGACTGGTGTGGGGCGGCGTTCATGGCCGCCTGCCTTGCCGCATCCATCGCCCTCGAGGTGACGCGGTGAGCCGGCCGCTGGACGACGTGGACCCGCGCGACGACGAGCGCGCGGATGCGGAGCGCGACGCCTGGGATGACGTGAAGGGCGAGCGAGAGGACTGCCGTCGGTGCGGCGGGTCAGGCGGTGGGCCAGACGTGGCGCTGCGGTGCATCGCGTGCGGAGGTAGGGGGCGACGATGAGCGACTACAGGACGATGTTTGACAACGACTATCTCGGTAGCTGGGACCTCGACAGCCGAGACGTGACGGTGACGATCGCGCGCGTGGTCGCCAAGACCATTCAGGGCGACGGCGGCAAGTCTGACCGTAAGCCGGTTGTGTACTTCAAGAGGGCCGACGGAACCGAGTCGCCGAAGGGTCTGGTCTTGAACAAGACGAACGGTCGAACGGTCGCGTCGCTGTACGGCCCAAAGGTCGAAGCGTGGGCCGGGAAGCGCATCACGCTGTACCCGACGACCACGACGGTCGGCCGGGAGACGCGCGAGTGCATCCGCGTGCGGCCGGTCGTGCCAACCGAGAGGGCGGCGGGGGGCAGCGATGTCGAGGCGCCGTGACGCAGAGCTCGCTCGAGCTCGCGCGGTTCGGCAAATGCGGCGCGACGCTGGCGCGTGCGTCGACTGCGCAGCCGAGCACGACGGGCGACGCGCGACGTGCGCGCCGTGCGCCCGCAGGCGCGCCGAGCGTGCGGCTGCGCTGGTCGCTCGTCGGCGAGCGGCTGGGCAGTGCATCCGATGCCGAACGCCGACCACGAGTTGCTGGTGCGAGGCGTGCGCTGCGGCGAACGCGCGCCGCAGTGCGGCCAGGCACGTCGAGCTGAAGACGCTCGGCCTCTGCACGGGCTGCCAGACGCCGCTGGCTGACGACTACATGTACTTGGCCTGCGAGCCATGCCGACGCACGGCCGCGGACCACTGCCTGAGATGGAAACGACGGAAGGCCGCACATGCCGCACAGGCCGCACAGGCCGCGCGCGCGCCCAAGGGAGACCGATAACCATGACCACCATCCCCTCCGATAGCCGAGATACCGACTACCGCCTCCGCTTCTCGCACTTGAAGAAGCTCGCCCAGTCCCCCGCGCACTTCCGCGCCGCCGTCGACGCGACCGAGTCGTACGACTCGCCGGCCATGCGACTCGGCCGCCTGGTCCACACTCTTGTCCTCGGCGGACCGGAGGTCGCGGTCTACGACGGCGAGCGGCGCGGCAAGGCGTGGCAGGAGTTCAAGGCCGCGCACGACGGGCAGGAGATCGTCACCATCTCGGAGCACGAGAAGGCCGCAGCGATCGCCCGCGCCGTCACCGATGACCCGGTCGCCGCGCGCTACCTGCTGCGACCTGACGCAGTGACCGAGCAGCGCATCGAATGGGATCTCGACGGCCGGCCGTGCTCGTCGACGCCCGACTTTGTCAGCCGCGCCGACTCGCTGCTCGTCGACCTAAAGACGTCGCAGACCAGCGAGCCCGGACGATTCGGTCGACTGGCGATCGCGATGCATTACCACGCGCAGCTGGCGTTCTATCGCTGGGCACTCGAGGTGTCGCAGGGGTGGCGCCCGGCAACGTGCGTGCTGGTCGCCGTCGAGACCGCGGCGCCGTACCCGGTGACCGTCCACGTCCTGACCGATCGGGCACTCGACGAGGGCGAGAAGCTGTGCCGCGCGTGGCTGGAGAGGCTGGCCGTGTGCGAGGCGTCGAACGCGTGGCCTGGGTACACGCAGGCGGCGCTGGACCTCGACTGCGAGCCGGCGCTCGCGCTCTCGATCGACGGCGAAGAGGTGGAGCTGTGACTTACGATGCGTTCCTCGCGCGTAAGGCGTACGCCGCGCCACCCGTCGGGCTTACGGAAGTGCCGACATTGAACGCCGCACTGTTTCCGTACCAGAGCGACATCGTCGCATGGGCGCTGCGACGCGGACGCGCTGCGGTGTTCGCTGATTGCGGCATGGGCAAGACCCTCATGCAGCTGGAATGGGCGAGACACGTCCCAGGAAAGGTCATCATTCTCACGCCGCTGGCTGTTGCCGCGCAGACGGCGGCAGAGGCGGTCCGCTTCGGGATTGATGCGGCGGTGTCTCGAGACGGGTCGGTGACGGGGCAGATTACGATCGCCAACTACGAGATCCTTCATAAGTTCGACTGCAGCCAGTTCGCGGGCGTAGTTCTCGACGAGTCATCGATTCTGAAGGCGTATGACAGCAAGACTCGCACGGCGATCATCGACGCATTCGGCCGCACGCCGTTTCGACTTGCCTGCACTGCGACTCCCGCGCCGAACGACCACGTCGAGCTCGGCAACCATGCGGAGTTCCTGGGAGTCATGCTTCGCCAGGAGATGCTCGCTACGTTCTTCTGCCACGACGGGGGAGAGACGCAGGTGTGGCGGTTGAAGGGGCACGCCGAGGATGACTTCTGGCGATGGGTAGCGTCATGGGCCGCGATGGTCCGCCGCCCTTCCGACCTCGGATACTCCGATGATGGATTCACGCTTCCGACACTGACGGTGCATGAGCACATCATGCCCAGTGGCGTGAAACAGGAAGGATCCCTCTTCGCCGTGTCCGCAGACACGCTGGCGGATCAGCGTGCGGCGAGGAAAGCCACGATGCATGCGCGCGTCGCTCGCGTTGCCGAGCTGGTTGCGGCCGAGACTGACGAGCCATGGCTGATCTGGTGCGAACTGAATGCGGAAGGCGATGCTCTTGCTGATTCGATTGCAGGGGCCGTCCAAGTGGCTGGTGCCGACTCAGAGGACGCCAAGGAGTCGCGGATGCTTGGGTTCAGTGGCGGCGCACACCGAGTGCTTGTCACGAAGCCGAGCATCGCCGGGTTCGGCATGAACTGGCAGCACTGCGCCCGGATGGCATTCGTCGGTCTCTCGCACAGCTACGAGCAGTTCTATCAGGCCGTTCGTCGATGTTGGCGGTTCGGCCAGTCGCGCGACGTCCACGTCCACGTCGTCACCACAGACGTCGAGGAGGCGGTTCTCCGCAACATCAAGCGGAAGCAGAAGGACCACGACGTCATGGCGTCGTCGATGGTCGACCACATGACGGACACGATGCGCCGTGAGATTAGCGGGACGTCGCGGCAGACGACTGCTTACTCGGCGCGCAACGAGATGAAGATCCCATCGTGGATCGGCAGGGAGGACGCATGAACATCATCAACCAGGCCATTTCCGATCACTTCGCCGCGTACCACGGAGATTGCGTGGACGTTGTCCGCGGGCTACCGGACAACAGCGTCCACTTCACGGTCTTCTCGCCGCCGTTCGCGTCGCTGTACACGTACAGCAACTCCGACCGCGACATGGGCAACTGCAGGACGCACGCGGAGTTCTACGAGCACTTCTCGCACTTGGTCCCGGAGCTGCTGCGAGTAACGAAGCCTGGGCGGCTGTTGTCGTTTCACTGCATGAACCTGCCGACCAGCAAGGAGCGGGACGGTTACATCGGGATCACGGACTTCCGCGGCATCTTGATCAAGGCGTTTCAGGATGCGGGGTGGATATATCACTCCGAGGTCTGCATCTGGAAAGACCCCGTCACGGCGATGCAGAGGACGAAAGCACTCGGTCTGCTTCACAAACAGATCAAGAAGGATTCGTGCATGTCTCGCCAGGGCATCCCTGACTTCCTCGTGACGATGCGAAAGCCTGGCGACAACCCCGAGCGAGTGACGCACACGAACGAAGATTTCCCCGTAGACCTCTGGCAGAAGTACGCATCGCCCGTCTGGATGGACATCAATCCGTCCGATACGTTGCAGAAGGAGTCCGCGCGCGAGGAAAAGGACGAGAGGCACATTTGTCCGCTCCAACTCGACGTCATCCGTCGCGCACTCAAGCTGTGGACGAACCCTGGCGATACGGTTCTCTCGCCTTTCATGGGCATCGGGTCGGAGGGCTATGTCGCCCTGGAACAAGGCCGAAGGTTCGTCGGGGCAGAACTGAAGGAGTCGTACTGGAAGCAGGCCGTCGCGAACTTGCGCGGGATTGAACCAGGTGCGAAGGGCGAACAGATCAGCATGTTCGGGAGGGGCGAGTGATGGACCCCGATGTCTTCAGCGCTGCCCGCGAGCGCAAGCTCGCATCGCTCGCCAAGACGGCCGGCGCGTCCGCCTCGGGAGAGCCGAACCTACGCCGGCAGGAGTGCGAGGCGTTGCTCGCGAAGTTCCCATCGTTCAGCGACGCGATCGACTACGCGACGGCCGTCCGATGCGCCATCCGCACGGCGCTTGCCAAGGGCGGCGCGGAGGCCGCACACGGCGAGCGTAGGCGCCAGCGCCAGCAGCTCGGCCCGGCCGGCGGGGGCGCGCCGTGAACCCGCACGCCCCCACGGCGACGGCCGAGCGACTGCGCGACTTGGCCGAACGCATCATGCAGTCCGCTACGTTGGACCCCGCCGACCGGCGCATCATCGCTGCGGCTCTTGAAACGATCGCGAGGTGGCTTGATGCGCGCTAAGGCCCACGCCGACCCGCTCGACCGGGCGACCCATCACGGCATGACGTCGGATCAAGTCTGGGCGCGCTGCCAGCGTTATCAGGTCGATCACATCGTCCAGGCCGCAGCCGACGAGTGTCGGGTCACGCCCGGGGAGGTCTGTTCGGCATCACGCACCCACCGCGTCTCCAAGGCGCGCGCAGTCGCATGGGGCAAGCTGCGCGCGCACGGGTGGAGCCTGATGGAGATCGCTGCCCTGTTCGACCGCGACCACAGCAGCGTCTCGCACGGGCTCCGCAGGCTGGCCGAGCGTGCGGCGCGGGGGGCGAAGGGATGACCCCCGAGCGTCTGGACGAACTGGCTGCCCTGGCCGCCGCGGCGCCCCCTGGGCCGTGGCGGTCCGACGGCATCCGCATCGGAGAGGGGACGCGCTACCTGGCGACGGCGACGGGACTATCAGGCGAACCGGAGCCAACGACCCGCCAGCGCAACGCCGCCGCGCACCTCATGGCCGCAGCGCCCGAGCTGCTGGCAGAGGTCATGCGGCTTCGGGATGCGTTAGAGGGCGTCCCATGCCTGAAGCGTTGCGACTGGCAGGGCTCGTGCCTGTATCGAGAGGACAAGCGGCCGTGCCCGAACTGCGCTTACCGGGCGAAGGTAGAGGAGGGAGAGGGATGCTAACCGACGAGCAGCTTACCGAGTGGTCCAGCAGAATGCTGAACGGCACGCTGAGGGGGCCGCCGAGCGAGGAAGACGATGCTGACCGGTGACAAGCGCCGAGGCCAACCAATGACATTTGAAAAAACGATCGTCGCGGTCCTTGCGATCGTGGCCGCAGCATGGCTCGGGCATCAGGTCATCGCATGCGTTCGCGTCGAAGTAGAAACGAAGCGCGTCACCGCTGATCAATGCACCGACGCAACGGTGATGATGTCAACGTCATGGGGCTCGCCGTCGGCCGTCAAGTGTCCGCATCAGCGGCATCGGGTGCGCGTCGCGGAGACGCGGGTGTTCAACGAGGCATTGGCTGGGAACAGCGTGGCCACCGTCGTCGTGTGCGAGTGCGTGGGCGACGCTGGTGTGGGTGCGCCATGATGCCCGACTGGCACCCCATCACGCACCAACGCGGCGACTTCCTCGTGAACACGGTCATGCTGCTCGTTTCAACGGCGCTCTTGGTCGCCGTCTTCGTTCTCGCTGAAAGGTTCTGCCCATGACTCAAGTGACCGATGAACAGCTGCAGGAATGGCAGCGCCTTGCCGACGAGGCGACGCCGGGGCCGTGGGAGAATTGGACTATCGAGGACGATGGGAATCGTCAGGACGAGTGGAGCGCCGTTGGCCCAGTGCACGCGGACATGCAGGGCGCCGTCAAGGACGCAGCCTTCATCGCCGCCGCCCGCACCGCCGTCCCCGCGCTGGTCGCGGAGGTGCGGATGCTGCGATCGGACTGGCTCAACGCCGTTGCGGAACGGAATCGCGAACGCGCAGACGCGGGTGAATGGGCGGGACTTGCCGGTTCGCATCGCATTGAGCGCGACGAGGCGCGTGCGGAGGTAGAGCGGCTGACGGTCAAGCTCGGTGCAGCCTCGACGCAGTACCACGTCATGCGCGACAGCTACGAGCCACTGTGTCAGGAGCGCAACGCGCTGCAAGCAGAGGTTGAGCAGCTACGGGTCGCGCTGGACGAGCGCGAGGGCGACATGCACATTCGCATCCGCGCTGGCTATGACAAGGCCGTGGCCGACGCATGGCGCGAGAAGGTCGCGGAGGTGGAGCGCGAACGCGACGAAGCACGCGCGGAGGTGGAGCGGTTGCGGGAAGCCCTGGAGACGTGTGCGGAAATCGGAGAGACGCGCGTTGCAGTCGTTGTGCGAAAAGCACTTGGAGAGTCCGATGCTGACCGATGAGCAACTGACGCTTCTCACGAGCATCGACGAGAACAAACTGAAAATGCTCGCTCGACTGCTCAACGATGTCGCGTTCGTTGACATGGAACACTCGGCACGGTCAGGAGACTTCGCGTTCGTTCGCGACATGGTCGATGCCGTACCGGCGCTCGTCGAAGAGGTGCGCCGCGTGCGTGAGGGGCGCGACGAGGCGCGCGCGGAGGTGGAGCGGCTGCGGAGCGACTTGGCCCACCACGTCGCCTGGGACGAGAAGGCAGGCGAGCGAGAGCACTGCGAGGAGTGCCTACAGGCCCGCCGACGCCACCTAGGCTAGCGCCCCTTCCCGGGCCAGATCGGCCCGACCAGGGCCAGCACGAGGGCGCCCGCTAGCGTGAGCGCCTTCGCTGCTACTAGGGTCACCGTGCCGCCCGCAGACGAGCCGCAAGCGCCAGGCGGTCGGTCACGATGCGATGCGTGACCGAGCGGCCGGCGTAGCAGGCGACGCGCTCGGCGTCGCCCGCGCCGCAGGACGTCAGGTGTCGCACGGCCTCGGCCGCCTGGGCGTGCGCGCCGCCACCACAAAGGGCCGCCCGCCGCTCGCCGCGCGCGTGCTCCTGCCACAACCCGACCGCACGGCCGCCGTCACCCGTCACTTGGCACGCCTCGACGGACGGCAGCAGGTTCGACTCGCGGACCGCGAGCGCCATCAAGAGCGGCAGGTCGACCGCACGGTCGGCGCCCAGGGCCTCGCGAGCGGCGCGGATGACCATCTCCGCTCGAGCTGGCGAGACGCCGGCCTCATGGGCAACGGCGCGACCGAACGGCGAGGCATCGTCAGCGATGGCAGGGGCGGCGAGGGCGAGCGTAGCGGCAACGGCCGCGGCGATGGTGGTCTTCATGCCCCGGACGGTACCACGGGAACGGACACCGTGGCCACACACGCACGCTCGCGAACCATGTCGATGAACCGATCCCACGGAAAGTTCGGCCCCGGGTCCCAGTGCGTCGACTTACCGAACGCCCGGCTGACGTCGACGTGACCGCATATGCCAGCCGCACCAGACCTAAGCTCGTCGACGCCGATACGGACGATCGGGATCTTGTGCTGCTCGCACAGGTCAGCGACAAGCGCCGCGGCCTGCACGAGTACGCCGTTGGAATACATGTCGGCCCACTGCGCCGCGGTCTGCCGTGCGGTGCCGGCGAGTTCGATGCCGATGCCGTCTGCATTTGCGCCCGGCGCGTGCCACGCGGTGTCCGCGTCGGCAACGCACCGAATGACCTCGTCGTGGTCGACGCAGTAGTGGGCGGACGCCTTCGGCGCCTTCGGGCCGCCGAACCACTTGGCAACGATGGCTGCCGTGTGTGCCGCTTCGGGCGCTTCCATCGTGTGAATCACGATGCGTCGAATCGGCTTCACCCGACCGCGCGTGTAGTTGCGCGCCTGGACGATCTTCACTTGTCGCCCCCGTCGGTCACCGCAACCGCAGCGTCAACGCCGCACCAGACGTACACGTTCGTCGTCGGTGCCGGGTCGGGGACGTACGGCCCCTTACGAGTCACCGACCCGTACGGCGTCCGAACAGTCGTCTCGCCCGTCTCGCCGCGGAACCATGAGCACCCGTTCGTCGCGAGCAGCAGCAGAGCGACGAGACGCTTCACGACTTCGGCCCCTTGGCTCGCATGACGCGGCGCAGGTCCAGCCCGACGGCCTTGGCGACGCGGCCTAGCGTGGTGTCGCTCGCGCCAACGACGTCGACCAGGATGTTCGCCACGGCGGACGCGATGAACCAGACGGCGAGCGGATGGTCGGAAAGCCAGGCCACGATCTGCATCAATGCCCCCCAGCGCGAACAGCAGCCGCGAATGCCGAGATCAAGACGCCGAGCACGGCCAGGCCGAGCTTGATCGTGCGGTCGGTCGACTTCTGCGCGCCTGCGCTCTCGGCCTGCATCCGCAGCATCTGGCGCATGTCGTCGCGCATCTCGGCGAGCGTTGTCTCAGTGCGTTCGCGCCAATCCTCGAGCAGCGCGATGCGGACGTGGTGGTCGTTCGGGTTCGTCGGCGGCATCACATACCCCCTGCGGCCTTCGTGGCGGCCCTCATGTAAGCTGCATCTCGGGCGATGTTCGACATCCGAACGTCTGCGATGAGGCCGTACCAGGGACCACCGCCGAGCGGGCTGTTCCCGATGCCGATTTGCGTGATGGATCCGATCGTGCCGCCGCGGTTGTCTTGCGCGACCTTCACGCCGTTGACCCAGAACTCGGTCTGATACGACCCGCCGCCGTTGTCTCGCATGACGACCGCGATGTGCAGCCGGCCTGTGTACTGCTGGCCGACCGCGATGCCTGTGCCGTAGTCGTTGCCGGCCACGAACACATGCCCGCGCAGGTCGGGCGTCCCGTAGTAGCCCGCCAGGTATGGGCCGCCGTACGGACCAGCCGCGGTCAGTGCCTGCACGGCGAGGCTAAGAGGCGCGATCGCACTGCCGATCAATCGCTCGGCCGCGATCACTGCCTCAAGCGTGCATTCGGTGCCAAGCACGATGGCAGGCGCGCCTGTGACGGCCGCTCCCGTGTTCGGCGCGTTCTGCCCGTTCAGGCGCAGCGCGCCCGTGCCATGGTTGTACAGCCCGCGGTCGGCGAGTAGGTAATCGCCAGCCAGCGTCAGGTCCCACGCGCCGCCAGCCGCCCCGCTGTTCGCCAGCGTCGTGCCCGTCGTCTCGTCGCAGTAGTACGCGAGGACGTGGTTTGCATCCAACGGCAAGCGCGCGGCCGGGCCGATGGCGTTGACCTGTGCGAGCGTCCAGTTGCGCGTGGCGACGTCCGACGCCACCACGGGGTCGGCGACGTTCGTGATGTTCCGCCCGTTGCAGGCCAAGGGGGCCGTCAAGGTCGCCGCGACGGATCGCAGTGTCGCCTCGCCGAGCGCGTGGTGGTGGTCGCCGCGTGAGTACTCGTTCGACGTCCCTGCGACTCCCGTCGTTCCGACGGGCTGCGGCGTCGCGCTGCTTGGGTCGCCCCCGCCGCCAGCGAGCACGATCGCGTCCCCGCTGACGGACGCGGTGAGTGCCCCGCTGACTTCAAGGTACTGCCGCACGGGCAGCGTGGAGCCGCCGTATCGGACCCGCTTGAATGCCAGCAGGAAGTCATCCAGCCATGACGTGATCGCCATGCCTGCCACCTATCACAGCCGGCGCGCGGCGTTGTCATAGGTCTTCAGCTCGGTCGCCGTGAGCGCGCGGTTGTAGACGCGTGCGTCGCCGAGCACAAAGTTGGACGTGAACCCGACGGCCGTGTACGCCGCTTCAAACGGCATGTTGCCAAGGCCAACGCGCGAGAAGGCGATGTTGTTAGCCGCAACGGCCTTGACCGAGTTTGTCTTGATCCCGTTGACCCACAGCTCCATGCCTGAGTTCGTTCGCCAGATCAGCGCGACGGTGTAGGTCGCGTACCGACCCATGATGTATTCAATGCTGCCGCCAGTGGACGCATATTCGACCCCGTTGATGCGGATGTCGCCGAACGCAGCGGGCGCAGTCGAACTGCCCGGCGGATTCGTGGTCAGCACGATCGCCAGCCGCGACGTCGGCTTTGTTGGCGCACCGCTTGTGGGCGTCGTGTTGTCGATGCAGATCGGGACGTAGGTGGCCTCGGTCGTATTCGCTGGCATCCCCATGATGGACATGGTGACCAGCAGGGTGATGTTCGTTGCGGCTCCGACCGAGAGGTTGCCGAATGCGCCGTCCGTCTTGGCGTTACCGAGCATCCGCAGGCCGGGCGTGCCCCCCGTGTAAAGCCAGTTCGACCCCAGCTCCCATGCCGTGCCCGACACGCCCGACATCGTGAGGTCTGCACTGCTCGCCGAGCCACTGTTCGCCAGCGTGGTTCCGCTTGTCTCGCTGCACTTCCACCATCCGAGCGGGGTCGCGATCGTGCTGTATGACCCGACGGCGCTTAGGTCTCCCCCTGAGAGAAGCAGGCCGGAACCTACGGTGACGACAGACCCGCTGGCGCTAAGTAGTTGTGAACTCAGCCCGGGCCACGGTGCCGAGCCGGCCGGCCCAGTCGGCCCGATCGGACCCGTGTCACCCGTCGCCCCCGTTGCGCCGGCCGCGCCGGTCGGGCCAGCAGGACCCGTGTCGCCCTGGATGCCTTGAATGCCCTGCGGGCCAGCGGGTCCCGTCGGACCAGCAGGACCCGTGTCGCCCTGGATGCCCTGGATGCCCTGCGGCCCCTGCGGCCCGACGGCACCCTGCGGGCCAGCGGCCCCCGTGTCGCCCGTCGCACCAGCCGGACCGACTGCGCCGGCTGGCCCCACAGGCCCCGTGTCGCCGGTCGGCCCCGCTGCGCCAGTCGGACCCGCAGGCCCCGTCGGACCCTGGATGCCCTGCACCGACATGTCGACCACGTACGACCAGCCAGTCGCGGTCAGGTACAGCCAGAGCTCGCCATCGTTCGCGCCGCCCGGGGGCGTTGTGACGACGAGGCCGAACTGCGAATCAGGAATGGTCGAAGCGAGCAGCGCCGCTTGCGTGGCGTACGTCTGGGCGATGACGAACCCCTGACCGACTGCGCCCGTAGCGCCCGTGTCGCCCGTCGCACCCGCAGGGCCAGTGGGACCGGTGTCGCCCGTAGCGCCCTGCGGCCCCGTGTCGCCTGTGGCTCCCGTCGGCCCCGTGTCGCCCTGGATGCCCTGCGGGCCCTGCGGCCCGACCGCGCCCTGCGGCCCCGTGTCGCCGGTCGCGCCCGTGTCGCCCGTAGCGCCCGCCGCGCCCGTGTCACCCGTCGCACCGGCTGCGCCGGTCGGTCCTGCTGCGCCAGTCGGGCCAGGCGGGCCGCTCGCGGATGTCGTGAGGTCGATCCGATTGTTCGCGGGATCGTACGTCGCGGCATACCCAGCGCCGAAGTTCAGCGTCGGCGCGAGCGGGAGGTCCGTCCCGTTCGACTGGATCCGCTTGATGGTGGCGAGGAAGTCGTCAAGCCAGGTCGTCGCCATCGTCAGGGCCTCGCGCGATAGACGGTCGCCGCACACGAGTACGGCGGGAAGATGTCGAGGGCTAGGTCGGACGCAACCGTCGACCGAGCGCGGACGAATACCGAGAGCGGGCCTGTGCCGGTCATGACGTGGCGCAGGGAGATCGTTCCGCTCGTGTAGAAGGTATCTCCCGATGGCACCGCGTAAGGCGTTCGGATGTACCCCGCCCCCATGTCGAACGTGGCGCCGCCGAACTCCGCGAGATACAGCTCGATCAGCCCGTAGTGGTCCGGTCCGCCGCCTGCGTGCGTGAACACGCCAGAGAAGTTGAACGCCAAGTCGACGATGTCGGACGCTTGCGCGGTCACGGTCGCGACGAGCGCGGCCCCCGCGTCTGGGTTGACGAACGTGGCGCCGAGGTTCGTCCACGAGAGCGTGCCCGAGTTGATGACGTTCGGCGCGCAGTGCGTGACCCCGTAGGCAACGACCGCATTCAGATCGTCGATCTCGTCCTTACACCACACCGTTCGGTCGGCGACGTCCTGAAACGGCGAGTCGACGCTCGCTGCGCTCGCGGGGTCGCCGTCGTCGGGTAGCGTGATGGTCGCGTGAAACGTGGCGCTGCCGGCGTACGGGTACGACATGGCAGCTACCTACCACGCCCGCGCGCAGGTCATGCAACGGGCGCGAAGTAGGCCGCGTACGGGTATCGGTTCGCCGGGTCGTCCCACGTCCCGTTCGGGTAGTCGACTCCGGTTCCGTCAGGCTTCGGCCACTGGACCGGCGCGCCTGTGTCGAACGCAACGACGACTTGGCAGATCGTGTGCGCCGACTTCCAACGCGCGACGATCGCGCGAACGGCTTGGCACTCCTCAGGCGTCGCGCCTTCGATGCCCCAAGCGTTGCTTGCGTCCCAGAACTCACCGCTTCCCCAGGTCGCCTGCGTCGTCCAGTCGGGGCCAGCACCGCCCACGGGCGACTGCGGGTAGATGACAAGCCACGTCCGCGCCCATCGTGCGGGGTCGCCGTCCCAATCCCAGTTACTCGGGCTCGTGAACTCGACCGGGCAGTTCGGGTCCTCGTAGCTCAGGATTGTGTACCAGCTCGCCGTGTTGCCCGTGAAGTCCTGGCAGACCATCCGCACGGGCGTGCTCTCGGGCAGGAAGAAAGCCTGCACTTGGCGCAGCTGCCCCTCGGCCGAGCCTGCGCGGCGCCATGCGTCGAACGCCTTGGATAGCCTGACGCCGTAGCTCGTCGTCGACTCCTGCGGGCCGCGCGGCATGACGCGGTCTTTCCCGATCTGCACGAGCGCACCGTCGGGCAGTTCGTCCCCGATCAGGGGGAAGCGTGCGGTCGTCGAGGTCTGCGCGTACTGCTCAAAAGCGTCGAGCATCAAGAGAAGCGAATACCGCAGCCGGTTACCCCAGAAGCCCTGCAGCCACGGCACGCCGACGCCGAGGAAGTTGATCCTGAACCGCGCTTGGATCGCCATTAGGACACCACGACGACCGTGATGGTCGTTCCTGCGCCGAGCTTCAAGCAAAGCGGCACGCTGCCCGAGTAGGCCGCGAGGTCACCCGTCGGCGTGGCCATCTCGACGGCGAGCACCTGCGACTGGGCCTGAAGCGTCGCGATAAGGCCAGATTGCGGGAATACCTGCACGCCCGCGACGTCGATGCCTCCGATGGGCAGCGTCGCGACGTACTCGGCGAGTGCCGCTTCGCAGTCGGCCCCGGTGAGCGTTGCGTCGCGGGTGTACACAGTCGCCACGACGTTCGGGGATGCCATGGTGGCCGGCGCGACCGAGCAGATGACTGAGTCGGGCACACAGTTGGCGTAGTAGTAGTCGCGCAAGTCGTCGGCCTGCGCGAGCGTCAGCGTGCCCGATGCGTTCTGCGCGTACACGGTGACCGCGCCGTACCCGAGTGGCGCATCGACGATGACGCGTGTCACCCCGAGCGAGCCGTTGCCGTCGTCAGCCAGCGGGCCGAAGTATTCGTAGGATGCGTCCGCACCATTCGGCGACAGGGCTCCTAGCTTCGCGCGACATCGCGCTGCGATGCTGGCGTTGCTCTCGGCGTTCTGCGCGACGAGGTCGGTCGTGTTAGTTCCGCTGATGCCCGTGATGGCGTTCAGCATCACGAGCTCGCCGAGGATGGCGCTACCGTTCGCGCCGGCTGCGTCCGCGCGCACAGTGATGGTCAGCGTTCCCGACGCCGGAACCGTGACGGCCGCGGCGTTCGTGCTCGTGTACGTAGCGCCCTTGCTGTTTGAGAACCTGGCACCGTACGCCGGGATGCTCGTGTTGAATGGCTGGCTGTTCGTCAGCAGGACCGGCCCCTCGGCGTACGACGCGGGCAGCGGCGTGACGGCGTAGAGGTTTTCCGCGAGCAGCGTGATCCAACTCGAGTCATCCGTCCCGTCGGAGTTGCGGAGAGCGGCGGCCGTGTCGAGGAACCCGCCCGCCGCGATGTTCGTTGCGATCTGCTGCTCGGCAGCCATCGCCACTGAGATCGACCGGATGAGTTGCAGCGCCACGCCGTCCGCTTCCCAGTCGGTGACGGGGAACCCAAGCGACGCCAGCGTCGTCAGGATCTGCGTCTCAATGTCCGTCGCGCTGGGCGGCGAGAGAAGCGTCTGCAGGCTCGGCACGGTCATGCGAGCGACCTACCACGCAAGCGCCCGAGCGGTCACACGCCGGCAACGATGACCTCGACGTTCCCGGCGGTGAGCTCGATCACGAGCGAGAACGGCCCCTCGGCCGTGACGACATTGACGCGCAGGGTGAACGTCTTGGCGTCGTAGTTGAACGACTGCTCGGGGAAGTCGACCGTGTCGACCCGCTCGTCGCGAAGGATCTGCGCGCGGATCTGCGACACGAGCGCGGCCTGCATTGTCGCCGCCGACCCGGCCGAGCTCGCGACCTGGGCGATGTCGATGCCGTACAGCGGGTCGCCGATGAGCGAGCCCGTCGGCGACTGAAGCCTCCGCGCGACGGCCTGGGCGACCAGAGCGACGCCCCACGCGGGGCGCATGAGCGGGTCGATGTCCATGCCGCACGAGATGTCGAGGCCGTAGTTGATCGGGACGCTCGTCGCCATGGCTGCGACCTAGCACGCCGGTCAGCCGATGCGGACCTTCGCGGAGCCTGACGACACTGCGCCCGTGAACATGCTCGGCGTTGGCGTGCTCGGAACGGGCGGTGTTGTGACCAGCGAGATCGCGTGCCACGTCGACGACCCCGCCGGCTGATACCAGAGGCCGATGACAACGGGGACACCGGCCACGTTCGCCGTCTGCGCGACCAGTTGCCCCCCGTCGACCGAGTCGCCCACGCGCGCGGCCCCCTGCGTGCCTGCGGCCAGATCGATCCGCGTCCCCCCAGGAAGGAAACCGGACGTGTCGGGCAGGTCAGCGAACCGGATCTCCGGTCGTGCGAGGTCGCCATCCGTGAACCCGACCAGGACGCGCGTCCCGGGCATCAGGACGACTCGGGTGCCCGGCGGGTCCAGCCGATGCGGAACCGCCGTCAGAGCGGCAGGCAGGGGCGAGGACGGCGCTACGGGGACGAGGTCCCCCGTCTGCGCCGACTCGTTCCACGCGGTTACCTGCGCCTCGTACAGCGCGAGCCCGTCGACCGGCGGCACGAGCGCGCGGACGACGGCTTCGATGGCTGCGCGCAGTCGGTCTGCGACGAGACTCATGTCGCGAGGCTCCCGACCCACACCTCGGTTCGGACCTTCCCCGCCCCGATGTGATGCACCAGGCTGTTCGCCGTGAACGTGTACGGCGGCAGGCGGGTCGACGAGAACGTGCGTCCCGGCGTCCAGTCGGCGAAGGTCTCGGTCGCGACGGTCACCACTCCGCGCGCGGCGTCGTAGCCCATCGGGTCAAACTGCGACGTGATGGGCGCCGTCGACCAGGGGGCGATGGTCGTCACACCGTCGGGCCGAACGTGCCAATCCAGACTGAATCGGTAGAACAGCGACGACGCGCGACCGGGCAGTCGGGCGTACAGCGTGCCCACTTTCGTCGCGTCGCCGTTCGCGTCGAACCGCTCGCCGACCTCTGCGGCTGCGTCCGAGAACAGCAGCGCGCGAGGGATGCCCGCGGGCATCCGGTAGAAGCGCGCGGTCAGCTCGGTCGACCAGCCGCCCGCGCCGCCGACGATGCGCGCCCTGGTCGTGCCCTGCCATGCAATCGCGCGATAGATGTGGCCCGTCAGGGTCAGGCCGTCGAGGGCGAGCGTGCAGCCGGCCTCGAGCTCGCCGAGCGCGATGGCATCGTCGGTGACGACGTCGGCCTCCCATGCCCCGATGGCAGGGATGCGGATCTCGGCCGCACGGACGCGGTGCCGCTCGTTCAGGACGACTTGCGAGTAAGCAGCCATGGGTCAGACCTGCTTTGCTTGCTGCAGTAGGGCTGCGATCTGCTGGTCGAGTTGATCCTGCACAGGGGGCGCCGCGCGAGCAGCGTTGCCCGTTGCGGTCTGGGTCTTCGTCGGTGAGCTCGCGACGTTCTTCTTCGGCGGCGGGCGCCATTCGATGCACTCGATCCGGCCGAGCCACATGCCGCCGCCCTTGAAGTCGAGTTGCGGGATCGCCTTCGCTGCCAGGGTAAAGATGCCGAGATCCGACAAGTACGGGTGCTCAACCGTAACGGGCGTGGCTTGCTTCTTTACCGGGTTCCACGCCCAGATGGCCGACCACGCTCCCCACAGTTCCAGGTGCTCGGGTGTCCACAGTTGAAGCTCGATCGATAGCTCTGCGATGTCGAGCCCGCGGAACGTCATGTTCGCGCCCGCAGCGCCCGGCCCGTCTTTCTTGTCCCACTTGTAGATCCTGCTCGCGCCCTTGACCGTCGCGATGCCTGGCGACGGAACGCCCGCCGCGAGCACGACGTCATACGCCTCGGGGAGTAGGAAGGGCGAGACCGGGAGCGCCATGCGGGAGACCTATCATGCCCCCGCGGCAACGGGCGATGCGGCCGGGGCTGCACCGATAGAGAGGCCGATCGCCTCAAACGCGCTGGCCAGCATCTCGGGCAGACGCGCCTCGAGCTCGTTCACGCCCGGGATGCCCGAGATGTTGATCGTGACCGACCCGGCGAACGTGGCGCCCCCGCTGCCCGCGCTAGGCGTGGCCGTCGACGCCCCCGCCGCCGACCCCGCAGCCGACGCAGCGCCGAGGGTCGGCGGGGCCACCATGGCCGACGTGGCGGCCGTGACGGCCGGCGCTTCGGACTCGACACCGACGGTGAAGCCCTCGGCGGTGAACTTGCCCAGCTCGGCGAAGACCTTGGACGGCGAGGCGATGCCAAGTGCGGCCTTGACGCCCGTCGTGACCTTGCCAGCCAGATCGCGAGCGGCGCTGACGACTCTATCGACGCCCGCGGTGATGCCGTTCACCAGGCCGTCGATCATGCTGGATGCCAGTTGAGACCAGTCGATCGCCTTGAATGTAGACCACAGTTCCCCAAGCCTAGTCGTTACAAGCCCAATCGCAGACCAGATCGCCAAGAAACTAGTGACCTGCACCGCGATGGGGATCGCAAGTGCTGCTAGTCCTGCGGCAAGTGTGCCGAGCACGGCCTTGAACATAAGACCGATCGGGAGCATGGATGCGAGTCGCGCAGCGAAGTCGGCGAACGTGCGAACCACAGGCGCCATCGCGATGTACGCCTGCAGGCCGAGGATGATGGCCATCTTGAATAGCCGCTCAACCAGCGGAACGGCGCCGGCCGCTGCGTCCGACACGGCCTGCATGGCCTTACCGACGAGAAACCCGATCGCCTGCCCAGCGGCGGTGTTCTCTCCGAACAGGTCGACCAGGCGCGAAAGCCCAGCGAGCAGCGGTTCGATGTTCAGCCCTGCGACGAGCCCGCCGATCGATTCCTTCAGCCGCACCGCAAGCGCATCCAGCGACATCATGCGCCGCGCGGCGAGGCCGCCAAGTTTCGCATCCACGTCGGCCGCGAGCTTGTCGACGGCTTGACCTGCTTTTGCAGCGTCCGATGCCGTCTTGATGAACGCCTGCGCGCCCTCGTCGCCGAGAACCGCAGCCGACTGTGCTGCTGCCTTGACCGACTGGCCGAGCGCTGCCCCACGCACGCCTGCGTCGTAGAGTGCGCGAGCGTACTTGCCGACCGAGTCGCGCGCGACGCCCGTAGACATCACAGCCGATCGGATGGCGCCCTCGTACGCCTTGCCAGCCGCGGCAGAGCCCGTCAGCCCTTCGGCGAGGATGCTTTCGGTGCGCGCCGCATCGGCTGCAGCGACGGCCATGCCCGAGAGAGCCACGGCGCCAGCCACCGCGGCAGCCGTCAAGGCGACGATTGCAGCAGCAGCAGCGATGCCAGCGGCCGCAAGACCGCCAGCGCCGATCGCACCCTTCAGGAGTTCGGCCTTCTCAAACAGGCCGCCCATGGGGCCGATGCCTGCCTTGCCGGCCTTCATAAGCGCATCCAGGCCCAGGCCGCCAGACTTGCCGCCCTTCTCCACCTGCGCGAGCGCCGCGCTGGTGTCCGACAGCTTCTTCTCGACCTGCGCGAGCGCCTTGCTAGCCGCGCCCGCGCTGCCCGATAGCTTGTCCTCGAGGACGATGGAGAACCGTACCGCGTCGGCCATGCCCCCGACCTATCACGCCCCGCGCGTGAGGTACTGACGGACGAGCGACACGACGCCCATCACTTCGACCGCGGCGGCCTCGGCTTCAATCGTGTCCTGGCCCGCCAGAAGCTCCTGCAGGCCACGCGCGGCGAGTGCAAGGTCGCCGCGCATGGCCTCGATCACTTTCCCAGGTCGTACTCAGCAGCGATGCCGACCGACTTACACAGCGCATCAAGCGCGGTAGTCGGAAGGCCGCACGCCTCCTGTTCGATGGCCGCATCCCACTGGGCAATAGCGGGCGACAGCAGGCACGCGCGCACGAGGAAGTCGGTGTCCGCGCCTTTCTTGATCGCGTCCTGCAGGCGCTTCAACTCGGACCGCTTCGGCTTGCGGAACGCAATCTCGCCGAAGCCCTCGAACCGTACACGGAATGCCGTCGGCTCGGCTGCGCGCAGGGTCTCGATTTGTTGATCGGTAATCGCAGGGAACAATGACATGGGCCGCGAGCTACCGAAGTAGCTCACGGCCCGTCAAGGTGTCCGCTACGGTGTCAGGTCGCCGCGAGGGCGAGCGCCTGGTTCACGGCCGACACGCCGTTGTACAGGACGTCCAGCAGGGTCAGGGCGAGCTTGCGGGTGAGCGGGTCGGCGCCCTGCGACTGCGACGCCTCGACGCTGGCCAGACGCGCGCCGACGAGCGTGTCGGTGTAGGTGCGGTCGCCTTCGCTGTACGAGACCTTGCACGTCACCGGGACGTCCATGAACCCAGAGCCGAGCGCCGTGGTCAGGTTGTAGAACTCGTCCAGATAGACTTCGACGTCGCCGTCGGGCGTGAACACGCCGCGCGTGATGCCGATCGGCTTCGGGCCGGTGCCGTAGACGAGCGTGCCTTTCTTCTCGGCCTTGTAGTTGATCGACTTGATGCCGACGATAGTGATGGCCGCGCCGCTGGGAAGCTGGACCGAGAACTCGATCGAACTCCAGTCGTGACGGACACCGTTGATAAGCGGGTACGGAACAGACATGTGCGTCTCCTCAGGCGGTGGCCGCGGGGTTGATGAAGCTCAGGGTGACGTCGATGGTCTTCAGGTAGCCGAGCGGGATCGCCTGCACCTGGACCGTCAGCACCTGCGTGCTCAGGATGTTGTCAACGCGCGACACGATCGTGCGGACGGACGAAACGTCGCCGTCTGCGATGACCGTGGCGCGGAGGGCTGCGTCGTTGCCCTGCTCGAGCGACTGCGCGTCCTTCTCCAGAATGAATCCGGTGGCCGGGTTCAGGCGGACGGACGACGAGAGCGCCTGCAGGAAGTACCCACGCGTGACGCGGCAGATCTTGTCCATCACACGCCCGTACTGCATGAGCGAGTAGTCGGAGCCGGCCGGCGACATCAGGTTCGGGTTCGTGCAGTAGAAGCCCTGCAGGCCCACGAACGACCGAAGCGTGATGAACCGCGCGGCGTTCAGGTCGCCCGTGTCGATGCGCGCGTCGTAGTTGACGTCCAGCACGTTGCCGAGCGGGCCGAGGTTGACCTGCGCCGCGTCGATGTGGGCGACGGTCGACACGAGACGCGCCATGACGAGCCACGCGGCGGGGCGCTGCATGTACGCACGGACGGTCTGGTCGTAGACCTCGGCGGCCTGAGCACCGACGCCGACGCGAAGCGACGAGAAAGTCGCGAAGTCGGCCTCGACGTTCGCAGGGGTCTCGCTCGGGTCCGAACTCGTCACCGCGCGCGCGAAGATGTCGCCGTTCGCGAGGGCGGTCATGTCAGCGGAGATCGCCCCCGCACCAGCGGCGTCCGTCCAGCTCGCGTCGAAGACCATCGACGGGAACGTGGTCAGCGACGGAATCACTTGCGCGATCGGCAGCGAGGCAGGCGCCGAGAGCGGCTGCGTCGTCGTGAAGCTGTAGGTGTCGCCAGCGACGAACAGGACGCCCGCAAGCGTCACCGTCAGGCCGGTCGTCGGAATGACGAGGTTCGCGCTGGTGTCGACCGCGTACGTTCCGATCGTCGTCGACCCACCATCAAGCGAGACCGAGACGCGCAGGACGTCGGTCCCGGCGGTGCCACCCTTGGCGATCGTGAGCTGCACGCGGTAGCCGTCGTTCGGCGTACCGCTGACCGTCACGTTCGCCGCGGCAGGACCGCTGCCCGTGTGCGTGACCGACCCGGTCGTCGCGGCCGTGTCGATGGCCGTCTTGACGAACTGCACCGGCTGCCCGCTCGTCTGAATGCAGAGCGCCGCGAGCGAGACGCCGGGGCCATAGCCGCACTGGGCGATGAGCGCGTCGACCGACGAGAACATGCCCTGATACCCGACGGAGCCCGTCGAGCTGGGGCCGAATACGATTGCGAGACGATCGGTCGACGCGGCGACGGAGCCGAGCCCGCCGTCCTGGACCGTGATTTGAACATTCGGGATGGCCATGCGTCCTCCGGGACCAGGGTTCGCGTGCGAGCTACGCGACCGGCCCCGTCACACGCAAGCGCCGCGGACTAGCTGCCAGCCCCACACGACGGCGCGTTCACAGCGGGCGCCCCGTTCGGGAGGAGGAACTTGTCGGTCGTTACAGCGTGAACGCCGGCCGGTCCGGTGACGACGGTGTACGTCGTATCGGTGATCGGGATCTCCACGTTCAGCGTGTAGACCGCGAGCCAGCCCGCGCGAGCGATGGCCGTATCCTCGTTCCATGCGATGGGCGAGAAGTCGATCGTTCCCGTCGCAATGTCGAGCGCGCTCGTGATCGTCGTGTTCAGCAGGGATTCGCAGTTGCGGAGCGACTGCACCTGGTCGATCTCGCCCGCTGCGTTCAGCGCCACCGCGCCCCAGCAGTGGACCTCGAGCGATGCGTTACGCGTGCGCCGCGCGCGTGGGTTGCCGCCGACGCGCGTGGTCGGCGTAAGAGGGTCGGTCGTCGGGTATGCAACAACGCGCCCGACGGTCGGGTCGTCCTGGCCTGCGATGCCCTGCAGGCCGAGCACGACCGGGCCAGTAAAGCCGCGCTGTGCGATGCGGGTGGCCCATGCGGTAAAGAAGTCGACGATCATCGGGTGTGCATCCGGTGGTTAGGTGTCCATCTCGCCGCGCGTTACCTTGCGACCGAGTCGCGCTTCCATAATCTCGCGCGCCGTGCGACGGATGATGCGGCGCCACTCGTTCGGGACGCGCCCGTCGGGCAACAGTTGGCGCTTCGGGATGTGGTACTTGCTCCACTTCTGCCCGACCACCTTGCCCTTGCGCTTGATGTCCTTCAGCACGGCACCGCGCCGTTTCGTGCCCCACTGATGGAACCCGGCCTTCAAGTCGGTGAACCGCACGTCGAGCGTGTTGCCCTGCGCGGATACCTTCAGCGATGCGTGCATCGCGCCCGTATCGGTGAGCGGCGGCGGCGTGCGCCCCTTGCGGAGCGTTGCGGGCGCTAGTGCCTTCCACTTCGTCCCATAGGGGTTCACACCTCGGACGAACTGGTCGTCGATGCGCGCGCGGATGAGCGGCGCCGCGCGCTTCCACAGTTCCGGCCCAGCGGTGCCGAGCTTTCGGATGCGGTCGAACGCTTGCCGGATCTCGGGGAAGTCACCGCGGATGGGCATGGTGTCACATCTCAGAACACGATCTTCGTCGACGGTCCCCACCGCTTCGGCTGCGTGATGATGCGCGGCTCGTCGTAGCGCGCGGCGGGCGGGCTCTGCGTGACGTCGGCCTGCATCTCCTGGCGAGCGACCGCGCGGAACCACGCCCGCGACGCCTCCGCGCGCGAGGCGATGTTTGTGTCCGCGCCGAGCTCAGGGTTGAACCCACGCACGACCAGCAGCTCGTACGCGACGATGCGCGCGACGTTGCTGCGGACGTCGACGCCCCACGAGATGAGGGGCAAGTTGTACCGGCTGCGGAACGCCGAGTCGGCTTCGCTGGAGATGGCGAGGATCGTGTCCTCGATCGTCTGCGTCGGGATGCCCGTCAGCGCGGACCCGTTGACGCCGTAACGCTTGACCTCATCGACCGTGCAGTACGCCTGCGTCATGCGTCCGAGCTACCCGCAAAACGCCGACCCCCGCAACCGGCGAGCGGTGCGGGGGTCGACGCGGTGTGTGCTGCCCGTCTCAGCCGCCGAGCGTGGGGTCGCTGCGGTGCATGAGGAACGGGAAGGTCAGCACGGGCGCGCCGCGGGCCTCAACGCCGTACACGAACACGTGCTGCTCGAAGACCTTCGGATCCTGCGGGTTCACGCGGGCGACGATCTGCGGCGCCTGGCGCAGCTGCCAGGTGAGCGCCTTCACGGGCATCCGGGTGTCGGCCATGTACCAGGCCGTGTCGCTGCCCTGGACAACCTGGCCGTTCAGGATGAGCGTCGAGCCGGCGGCGAGCTCGGGGATCACGAGCACGTCGCACATCCCCTTCAGGATGTTGTCGACCGACCCGCCACCCGTCGCGATGCCACCGATGGTGACCGGAGCGATGAAGCTCGTGTTCAGGATCGAACGCGCGGCGTACTCGAGGGCCGGCGGAACGATGAGCACGTCGGGGATGATGTTCAGCGGCTGCCCATCCTGGGCGACCTGCGTCATCATCTTTGAGCGAACGAACGCAAAGCCGTCCGGGTCGAGGCCCTTGTCCCACGTATTCGCGAACACGCCCTTGCTCGGGGCGTAGAGGTCGATCGGGTGGTTCGTCGAGAAGAACGGCAGGCCGTCCGTCCCGCTGATGTTCGCGTTGACCGCGGCGGCGAGCTGCTGGTCGGGCCACTTGGCCGACTGCCAGCCCATCTGCGCGGCGAGGTTGGAGTACAGGCCGTGCTGGTCGTCCATGAGCCGGAACTTGTCCACCTCGAGCGTGAGCTCGAAGGGCTTGTTCTCGACGAACAAGGTCTCGGTCTGCATCCCGTGCGAGACGCGCGGCCCGACCCACTCGCGCAGCGTCGGGATACGGTCGGCCCAGCCGTACCGCTCGGCCGAGGTGGCCGACGGGCGCACCATGGCGAGGCGGTTGTACCAGGTCGGGGTGGTCTCGTAGACCTGCGACCAGGACGCGTCGAGGCCGAGGAAGAAGACTTCAAGGTCAGAGGGGGTCAGCAGACCCGCGGTTCCGATGGGCATGTGATTCTCCTATGGGCTCAGTTCGAGCCGCGGGTGTTCTGCCCGAACAGGACGCCGACCTGCCCGGAGGGGTTGATGTCCCACACGATGCCAGCGCGCGACCGAGCGCCGTCGGCGCTGGTCTTGGCGACCGTCTGGTTATCCACGATGAAGCAGACCGAGCCGAAGTCGCCGGCCGTGATCGCGTCTTCGCCTGCCGAGTTGAAGAAGTAGTAGACGCCCATGCCGACATCTACGGTCTTGTCGCCGTCCGAGCCGGTGAGGTTGTCCACCGTCGCGAGCGCGACGCCGACGGCGCCGATGCCCTCATCCGTGGTGAACGCCTCGGCGGCGTACCCCGTGGTGGTCGCCATGACGATCGTTCCGTAGAGGATCTTCTCGCCGCCCTTGACGCCGAAGTTCTTGAATGCGGGAACGCCGGACGACAAGAGGCCGTCGGTGTTCCGCTCGATGGTGGTCGCGGTCATGTGTGTATCTCCTGCCGGTCAGGCCTTGGGGAACTGGACGACAACGCCGTGCTTCGCAGCCGACGCGGCGGCACGCTCGGGCGAGACGCCCATCGCGGCCAGGATCTTCGCAGCGCGGTCGGAGACCGACGCGGCATTCGGGACGTGCTTCTCGGTCTCGACGGCGTGCGACACGTTGACGATGGCCGGGGCCGTCTCGACGTACGCCTTCAGCTCGCGCGAGTCGCGCATACCCATGCGGACGAACATGGCCTTCTGCGTCGGGGCGATCTTCCCCGCGGCGATGGCCTTTCCGACCAGCTTCTCGACGCTCGCTTGCTTGGCGTCGCGCTCCATTTTGGCGACCTTCTGCGCGAGCTCGCCGAGCTGGGCGTGCGCGTCGATGAGGGCGCGCAGCTTGCCGAGCGCCGCGCCGTTCGACGTCGCGTTCAGCAGGCCGCGGACGGCCTTGTCGAACGGCGTCTTCTCGCTCGCGTCGCTGGCGGCGCGCTTCATCTTCTTCGCCTTCTTCGGCTCCTCGACGTCCTCGGCGTCCTCGGATTCTTCGGACTCCTCGCCGTCCTCGAGCTCCTCGGCCTCGGCGTCCTCGGACTCCTCGGAATCGTCGGCAGCCTCGACGGGCTCCTCGTCGCCGTCGGGCTCCTTGTGCTCCTCGCCCTCGGCGTCCTCGGTGTACTTCGCGTCCTCGGGCTCGACGTCCGACTCGCCTGCACACTCGTCGCCGTCGGCCTCGTCGGCCTTCTCGACCTTCTCGGCCTTCTCGGCGTCGTCGGCCTTCTTGGCCTTCTTCATCTTCTTGTCGTCCTCGGCCTTCTTTGCCGATGCGAGCGCACGGCGCGCCTTGCGGATCGCAGCGGCGTCGCCGCTCGCGAGCGCGGCCGTTAGTGCAACGGTTGCGGATGCGATGGTCATCGTGTCACCTCTCGGCGGCGAGCTACGGGACCGGACGTTGCGCCGTCAACCACACGCGACGCCAGCGCCACCATGGCGCCCTTCTGCGACCGGACCCCATCGGCCAGGCCCGCCGCCACAGCGGCCGAGCCGAAGAACACACCCGCCTGCATCGCCTCGATCTCGTCGCGTCCCAGTGGGCGGCGCATCGCGACCCAGTCGAAGAACAGACCGGCCAGTTGATCCACGCGGGCCTGCGCCCGAGCGATGACACCATCGGTCAGCGGCACGTTCGGGTTGCCGTCGGCCTTGTAGTCGCCACTGCTCACGACCTCCACCCGATACCCGGCCGCAGCGTTCGCAGCGGTCTGGTCGCACAACTCACCGATGACACCGATGGATCCAACGCCGCCCGCGGGCGGAAGGTAGATGCGGTCGGCAACCGCAGCGATGGCGTATGCCGCCGAGAACGCGCTCTCGTCGACGTACGCGACGACGGCCTTTCCCGACTTGCTGGCGTGCTGGCGCATCGCGCGGCAGCACTCAAACAGCCCCTCGACCTCGCCCCCCGGGCTGCCGATGCGGAGCATCACGCCGGCTGCGGACGACTCGAGTGCGCCGCAGAACCGCTCGACGATCGCGTCGTAGCCGTCCCAGCAGTATGCGAACTGCGAGAGCGGCCCGCGCACGTCGACCACTGCCAAGCCGTCGATCATCTCGACCGGCTGCGACTCGGGCGCGGTCAGATACTCGGCGTCCATGGCCGTGGGCGACATCGCAAGCGCCGGGTGTGGGCGCCCCGACGATGCGAATACCATCCGCTCTCGCTTCTGCGACATGGGGCGCGAGCTATGCCGCCGCGCCCACACGGGTCAACGCTTGTGCGTCACGACTCGTCGGCGGCGTCCATTTGCTTGACCAGCTTCGCCGACCAGCTCTGACCCGCATCGCCGCCCCACAGCGCCCACGCGATGCGCCCCGCGCTCGGATAGCCGTCCTCGCCGGGCGACCACCCCTCGCCCTGCTTGTCGACCTCGTGGCGGGCGAAGTAGGAGGCCATCCGGCGCGCCGTCTCGGGACTCACCGCACGACCGTTCGCAAGGTCGCGTGCTCGAGCGACGCCGACCGCCGTTCCCCCTCGGCCGTGTTCCGCGCGCCAGTCGAGGCCGCGGCGGGCCTCGGCGCGAACGCCATCGGGGGGCGTGAAGTTGATGTGCTCGAACCGTTTCGGCCCAGCCGTCAGCGTGGCCGACATCGCGAGCGTTGCGGCGTCCTCCGCGGGTTCGAGCGGGGCGGGCTCCGATACCGGCTGCTCGGGCGGTGCGGGCGACTGCGCGCGCCCCGTCACAGGCACGCCCAGCATCTCGCCGAGGCGCACCTCGTCGACGGCCACGCCGGCCGATGCGTACGCCTGCAGCGCCAGGCCGAGGTCTCGCACGACGGCGACCTTCGCGTTCGCGTCCTCGACGGGTTCAACCGTCCAGTTCGTCATGGGAGCTAGGTCGGCGTCACCGAAGTTGTACAGCGCCCATGGACGGGCGATCTGCTGGTAGACCAGCTGCGCCATCGTCGCCTGGTCGTGTTCCAAGATGGTCTGACGAACGTCGCCGTGAACGCGCGCCGCGGCGAACGAGCCCTCCTTCACCTCGGTCGTCAGGTTCTGGCCGAGCACGGCGAGCACGATCGACATGTCGCAGCGGTCCATGAGGCCCTGGAACGCTTCCCACGACCGATCGGTCGCTTCGAGCATGTCGAGGTCGTACTTGTACCCATCGATGCCCTGCGGACACAGGACCACCGACTCTTGGCCCAGGTTCGACGCCGCTTCGATAAACCGCTCCTTCTGCTCGGCGTCGCCGCCGATCGGAACTACGGCCTTCAGGATCGGGATGCCGTGGACCTCGGAATACCTGGCCCAATCGCGCTGCGCGTACTGACGGACCAGCCAAGGGATCGCGATGGCCCTGACCGCGCCGTGCAACCATCCGCGGTACTCGCCGTTCGGCGTGTACAGAACCCACCGCGAGTCGCCCGGTACGACCTCCATCGGGCCGTCCATGGTGCTCACGATGTATCGGCGGGTCACGACGTTGAACCACGCAAATTGCGGGTGCCACGTCTTCAGGTACGGACGCCACAGCGGCTCGGACGTGTCCCATCGCAGCTCGGCCAGGCCGAAGCCGAGGCCGACCCCCCACTGAAGGAACTGCCCCATGGTCTCGCGCGGGCAGATCCGATCGAACTCCGCGGCCCATGCATCGCACGCCTCGCGCGCCTTCGCCGGGTCGACATTCTTTCCGCGCACCTCACTGGCCGGCGTGAACCGAACGGTCTGACCGAGTAGCGCAGCGACCCGCGTGTGCAGCGTGGCCTGCACGCGCGGGTCGCCGAAGATGGCGTCCGTCAGCAGCGCCGAGCCCGAGAAGAACCCGGCCATGTGCTGGATAAGCGCCTGCTGGATGAGGTCGGGCGTCCAGTCGGTAGCAATGCTCGCGGGCAGGTCGCGGTACGGGATGCGCGCGTCGGCCGGCCGCTTCAGCGGGTCGGGCGGTAGCTCGTAGGCCCGGTTCATGTCCCACATGTTCGGCGGCGGGCTGGGCGCGCGATACCCCGTCGGGGGCGGTGCCGTCGTCGGTCCGCCCGTCACCTCGGCCGCAGTAGCCAAGCCAGAACGGACGGCGAGCGGGTTAGCAGCGCGAGCAGTGCGGTACTTGCCGAAGCCAGGCATGGGCGCGAGCTAGCACGCACGCCGCGCCGGGTGCTACCGTGGCCAGACTCAGGTGTGAGGGCGATGGCGTCGGCGGGAATGGTTCCCGTCGGCGCCCTTGTTTATCGCCCCTGCCATCCGCTAGCGTGTCCGCCTCACGAGGACGTGAGGGGACGGCGCCGACGGGATGGTCCTATCGGCGCCGTTACTTTTCGACGGGCGCCTCGCACATCCCCCAGCGCATACATCCGCCCTGCGGCGGGGGCGCGAGTAGCGCAAGCTGGCGACCGCCGTGCGATGTGCGTGACCACGCGACAACGTCTCGGATGCCGTTCCACTGCCTCCCGAGCACCGGGGGAAAGAATGTCGACCGCATCTGACGAAACTTGCCCGTCCCCGCATCGTTTCTGCGCGCACGCTCGGCCGTGAACTCATCTTCCATGCGTGCGATCTGTTCGATGCGCTCGGGATCGTTTTCAGCGATGAGTCGAACTTCGTCCTTCTGCGAAAAGATGCACGGGTAACAGCCGACCCTATCGTGTCCGCGAAGGTACAAAGGATTCAACGGGACGGCATGCCGATGGTGGATAGCGATCACGTCCTCGACCTTCCACGCGATGAGCGGGCGCCAGACAAACCCGCCCCATTCATCGTCATCCGACCACTCTGGCAGCGCAGCCCGCGCGCTGCTTTCCTGCCCACGCACTCCGATCGCGCTGACGGTCTCGCACCCAATGGCTTCGTGGTACTCCCGCAGCGGGCGTAGCTTCAACTCCTGGGTACACCATCGCCCGGTCCGCATGGGGAACCCTGCTCGCTTCGTCGCGAGCGCAGCCATGCCCCCGGGCACGCCGACCACGTCGATCGGGCCGATCTTCTCGCGCAAGAGGTCGATGTACTCGTACGTCTCGCGCGCCTCCCATCCGGTATCGGCGAACACTGCGCGGAATGGAACGTCCGCCTCACGCAGCGCGAGCATAAGCGCCGTGGAGTCTTTACCCCCGCTGGCGCTTGCGACCACCGTTGCGTCGCCTGCGCGAACCATGTCGGGCACATTGATGTTCATTAGTAAGCCATTGACCCCAGGTGGGATGGTTTGACGCAAGGCATTCAGGCGCTGCGGTCGACTGCGACCGAGCCGGTTGAAGATCGGTATGCAACCCATGCAGCCCAGCCGTTACGCAGTACCGCCACGTCTCCACTGGACATGCTTGACACACGGACGCACGCGCTCGCAATCGCTTCGCGCTGTGTCTCGCACTGGATGACCTCACCCGTGCGGAGGTCTTGGATGGTCCAGCCGGTGTCGGGAACCTCGTCGCCGTCGTCGATGGCATCGTCGGCCAGATCGTATGCAGAGCCCATGTCGAACGGGTCGGACATGTCTGGTTCACCGCGTTTCAAAGTCACGCTCGGCATCGGCATCCTGGCCTGGGTAGAAGTACCTACCGTGCGCCCTTCGCGACCCGATGCAGTCGTCCGACGCCCACGTAACAAGCGGTGTCACGCGGTTGTCTGGCAAGCTGCAAAGCAGGACGTAGTGCCCGTCCATGGTTCGACGTGACCGAAGTACGATGTAGGGGATCGCCATGGGCACACCTTGTCACCGGCCACGGTGTCCGGTCAAGCGCCATGCTGCATGTTCAGAACCTTGTCCGCCTGGCCGACATCTTCGACGTCGCAGGCCCCCCGCACACGCGCAGGAACTCGACGGCCGAGACGAGCGCGTCGACCTCGTCGTCCTGGTCGCCGTCGATGCCCGTGAACGCGAGCACCCGCCGCGCTAGCCCCTCGGCCCAGACCGCTCCCCTCGGCAGGATGATGCGGCCGGCGTTCCACAGGTCCTGCGTCCAGGCCGACCGCACGGCCTTGCCCGAGTGCGCCAGCATCGGCACGATGTTCACGGCGGGTTGCTTGTCGCCGTGCGCATCGGTCGACGCTTCGCCGAGCAGCTGCAGAACGCCGAGCTCGCTGGCGCCGACGTAGCTGGTCATGGGCGCGCCGTCGTACTTCGCCGACCATGCGGCGAGCGTGGACCGTAGGCTGCGAATCTCCTTCGCGCCCGACCACACGTCACGCACGTAGTACCGCGCACGCTCGGCCGGCTCGTCAGCACGGCGCGACACGACGACCACGGCCGCCTTGTCGCCCTTGCCGCTGTAGGAGAGGTCCACGCCGATCACGGTCTGCCACGCAGCAGTTGCCGCGCGACGCTCGGGCGCGACGTCGGCGGCGAGGCCTCGAGGCTGGCCGAGCTGATGCGCAGTGTGGGCAGGGTTGGGCGGGCGTTGCATCATGTGAACTCCGGCCAATCATCCGTGTACGTCGTGCCGCGGAACAGCGCCCCCTCGGCCGGGCGCGGTTCGCCCTGGTACAGCGAGAGCCACGTCCGCGACTCCGCGCCCCCGTACGCCTCGCGTCGCCGCTTCAGCTCGGCCAGTGGCCACCGATCCTCCCACAGCGACCGCTCGACGCCGTTCTCGTCCGTTTCGATCGCCTTGTACTGCACCGTGCGGAAGTCGTCGCCGCGTAGCTCTCCGCGCAGCACCCGTCCGATCGGGTCGTCCTCGTGCCACCGCGCGGCGACCACGAACAGCGACGCCGACGGTTCGAGCCGCGTGTACACGTCGTCCGTGATCCACTCCCACGTCTTGTCGCGGATGCTGGCCGACTCGGCGTCCTCGCGGCCCTTGATCGGGTCGTCGATGACGATGATGTTCGCGCCGTAGCCCGTGATCGGACCGTTCACCGACGACGAGAGCAGCCCGCCGTCCTTCGTCGTGCGCCATTCTTCGATGCGGTTGTGATCGGGCTGGATCTGGACGCCTGCCGACTCCGCATAGGTTCGGATGCGCCGGCTGAATCGGTCCGTCAGCTTCTGGCTATACGTCAGGTAAGCGATGGTCAGCTCAGGCCGCATCGCCAGCGCCCACGCCGACGCAGCCGCCAGGGTGAAGGACTTCCCAAACCGCACCGGCACGGTAACGACGCACCGCACCCGTTCCCCTGCGACGGCGCGCTCCCACAGGTCGCAGAGTTCCGAGGCCCAGGCCGGCTCGAGCCATCCCGGCGTCAGCTCAGGGACTGCC